GATTGCCACCAATCATGGCGATCACACCCCAATATCCTTTCATGCTTCGGAGCGCCGCGCGAAAGTTTTCAGGTGTCATGTCCCAATGTGAGTCCTGATTTTCCAACAGGCGAGTGCAATTGGAGCAAGCAAGGTCACACTTGTTCGTCACGTCGATGCAGATGATGTGCATCTTGTTGGGGCCGCGCATCTTGCTGACGGCTTGAGCAAAGTTCATTTCTCTTCCTCCCCAATTACATTTTTGATCGCCTTGGCCATTGTTAATCGGCCATCCTGACGGCCAAGAAAATATGCTTCATTAATCGCTTCTTCTGTTACGCCATACTTTTTCACAAAGTATGCAGGAACATTATTCTCGGCTTCCTTTAATCTTTCGCTGGTCCACCACACCGTTTTACAGATACCATGAAGATCACGCTTCAACCATTTGATTTGCATACGCAATTTTTCAACATCAGTTGCGCCTACCATCATTTCCTCCAAGGCAGATCGCCGGAATACTTGGCGCGGTTTTTAATGTTCCCATCGAAGAACCATGGGCGCAGATCACGCTTCGGGTTCAACCGATAGTTGACTGTATATTTGCCTGTTTCGCCGTATGGGAGACTGTTGCCTCTCAAGCAATCATACACATAGCGATCACCGACCATCAGATCGCCTGTGGTCTTATACCAGAGCGGCGCAAGTTGAACGGCTAACTGGCGATCCATAAGATAGCAGTTGAGATCAATAAAACCGCTGTGTATGCCCAAAGACTCAAAGTCATCGTAGTCAAAGAATGTTCCATCTGGTTCAACCAGTTTGCGAAGCGAGTAAGCATATGGGTTGTCTCCCTTTGCTGCGAGCAGCGTTTCAATGTGGTCCGGCTCAATCCAATTATCATCATCAAGCCAACAGATTAAATCTTCCTGCACAAGATATGCGGATGCAGCGACGATGCCGCCATTCATCATGCCGTTGCCACCTGTCTTGACTGGCAACCAACACCAATCACCGGGTCCGCAAGCATCAAAACTGATATTACCATCAACAAAAATATAATGTTTGCATTTAACTGTTTGGTTCACAACACTCTCAATTGTTTGTTTGAGAGTATCCCGTCCAGTCGTGGCTGTGACAACTGCTATAGAAGGCATATTCAAGTTCCTCGTTACTAAATTCAATAATCAGATAGAAGTGAATAACGCCCACTTCATATTGCAGTTTCATAATCCAACCTTTGCCAGTCCATTGTTGCAAGTGCGGATTAGATCTTATGGTCTCCGACGATCCGTAACTGTTGAACCATTTCACAACGGCTTTCGGATCTACATTTCGCATTAAGATCATGCTTCATATAATCCCCTTGAAATACTGAATTGTCATATCAAGACCATCGTCGAGCCATACGCTCGGCGACCAATTCAACGATTCCATCGCGCGTTTCAGGTCAGGTTTTCTGCGCTGCGGATCATCTTGCGGCAGATCATCAAACACAATCTTGCTCTGGCTTCTTGTCCTCGTCGCAATTTTTGCGGCCAACTGGATCATCGTAATTTCGTGATTGTTGCCGATGTTGACCGGGCGCTTCTCGTCGGACTGCATAAGCGCGATCAGACCATCGACAGTGTCATCGACATAGCAGAGCGACCGCGTCTGACTGCCGTCGCCATAGACTGTAATCGGCTCATCACGCAGCGCTTGCACGATGAAATTGCTGACCACACGGCCGTCGTTTATCGACATGCGAGGGCCATAGGTATTAAAAATGCGAGCAACCCGAATATCCACCCCATACTGGCGGCTATAATCATAACATAAGGTCTCGGCCATTCTTTTGCCTTCATCATAGCAAGCCCTCAAACCAATCGGATTAACATTGCCCCAATAGTCTTCGTGCTGCGGCGAGACCAATGGGTCGCCATAAACTTCGCTCGTCGATGCTTGTAGGATACGCGCGCCCGAGGAAAGTGCAATTTCAAGCATATTCATCGCGCCCTTCACATTGGTCAGTGAAGTGTTGAGCGGGTTCTCCTGATACCACCGAGGACTGGCAGGGCATGCCAGATTGAAGATCCAATCGTAATCGCCCGGCGGCCGAGAATAGATGACGTTCCCCTCATAAAAGTTCGCGCCGCTTGGAATGTTCTCGACCTTGCCTGTGTAAAGATTGTCCATGACGGTCACGTTGTGGCCCTTCTGGATTAACTTCGCAGTCAGGTGCGAGCCGATAAAGCCCGCTCCACCCGTAACCAAAACGCGCATCCAGTCCCCCTCAGACTTGTCAGTATAGCGGCTCCAACGGCCTTCCTGTGAATTCCATGTTTCGGTTTGTTTCGGCCTCACGTTCATCGTCACGCACGATCTCTCCGATCTCGCGCAGATGCCTCAAAGCCATACTGACTGTGTCCACCAAGTCATCATGCTTGCCCTTCGGAAACGTGGCCATCTGGTTAATCACCGCGTCGGACCACGGGCGTTCGGGCGTGTAGATCAGCCCTTCTGCAAACAGATGCTGGATCGAATACAATCGAGCGACCTTGTCCTGCCCCTTCGGATCAATCAATTGCACCGCAAAGTCCTCATAACCATACAGCCGACGCATTTCCTGCGAGACTGATATGCCTGACGCTTTGTTTTCAATCAGCAACTTATCGACCTTATAAGTTCGCATGGAATCTTGGACCTTTTGGACCAGTTCATGCAGTTCATAACGCCCCTGCCATGCGTGAATCATCATCATGCGCCGAGGCTGTTTGTTAGTATATGTTCGGCTGATCGCGCTGACAAATTCACCGTCTTTTGTAGCCACACGCGTGGCCTGTGCCACCTGATCTCCGCCGGAGAAGACACCCCAGATCGTCATGGCTGACGGGTCGTTCTCTTCCTTTGTCGTGTAAGCCGTATCTAGAGCCGCAATCACATATTCGAACTGCGGCCATCCGGAGCCTTCCCACAACTGCCACCATTCGCGCTTGATGATACCGCCGCCCTTTGGCTCCGGCCGTTGCTGTAACTGACCTGCGGCCGCCCATGGGCCCAATTGGCGTTCAAGCAAATCCACTTCGCGCTCGCCAAATCTCTCGGGCCAGAGCAGTTCGCCCTCTTCTGTGCGCCAGTCTTTCCAGCCGATGTTCGTGTAATAGGACCGATCCTCTTCATACCGCATTGGCAGCATAAGGTGGGTCCATTCGCCCACGTCCTTTTCGAGGATGTATCCGGTCAGATCCTGTTCCGAGAGCCGCTGCTGAATGATCACAAACGCGCCGCTCTTCGGGTCATTGAGACGCGTCGAGAGGGCGCTGTCCCACCATTCAATTGTGCTTTCGATTGTGGCATCAGAGAACGCTTCCTGCGCGGCGTTCGGATCGTCAACCACGATAATGTTCCCGCCTTCCCCCGTCAGAGCCGAGCCGACCGACGTGGAGAGCCTTGAGCCTCGCATGGTATTATCGAAGCGGGTTTTTGTGTTCTGGTCCCCCGTAAGAGTGACCTGACTGCCGAACAACTTTTGATACATCGGCGTTTCAATCAGTCGGCGGCACTTCACCGAATCACGCAAAGCCAATTGCTGGGCATAAGACGCATGGAGAAACTGAACGCCCGGCCCGCAAGTCGGCGACCAGAACGCCTTCTCTTGTGCCCATACCCATGCAGGAAACGCAACGCTCGTTGTTGAGGACTTCGCACAGCGCGGGGGAATGTTGATGATCAGGCGCTTGATATGGCCATCTTTCACCGCCTCAAGATGCCGACAGACAGCCTGAATGGCCTTGCCCTCAGTGAATTCGGACGGGTCGATGTATCGCCAGAATTCACGCAAGAACAAATACAGGCTACCCTGAAGGGCCTCGCGATAAATATTTACGAGGGAGTCATATTCCTCAAATTCCGTGCCGGAAAACAGAGCAAGCCGATCTTTTTTTGCTTCTATTTCCCTTCTAACAGAAGATAAACGATCGCCGCCCAGCCAATGATCATCAGAAAGTTTTCCATATCGTTGTTTCCTCTTTAACATTTTTAGGTCGGCTTTCGCTGAAAATGTCCTGAAAATTCATATGTTCCGTTGTGGGTCAGATCTGCCCACGGCGCGATATGCACTTCACCGCCTGTCTTTTTCCACAACTGGCAGAAGTGATAATCCTCCGAGAGAAGGACGTTGTGTTCTGGGTCGATGCTCGTCGCAAAATATTCGTAGATCTTGTCCGGTTTCATCTGCAACGATTGGTTCTGCATCGTCATGTTGTTCGTGTATGACGGGACATGATCCTTCAGGATTTCAAAGACCCTGCGTTTGATCAGCATCAGTCCTGTGCCAGCGTTGCGGACAGGGAATGGCTCATCGGTTGGAACACTGAACCCGCCTTCGGGAGCATTATCGACATTGATCACAAAGTCGCCCGTGTGCCGGAACAGTTCATTATCCGGAACGCCATCACGCGCTGCACGACCAACGGCAAGCCAGTTGATGTCCTTCTTCGGGTAAACACCCGCAATAATGTCCTTGTCGGCCTTAATCATGCGGATCACATCAATCGGCCTAAAGCCAATGTCCGCATCGACGAAAAACAGATGTGTGCATGGCGTGGTCATGAACCCATGAGCCAATGCATTGCGCGCTCGAGTGATGAGGCTCTCGTTGCCCATGAACGAGAACGTAATGCTCACGTTGTTCTCACGCGCGAAATTGGCAAGCATCAAAATGCTCTCCATGTATTTCGCATGAGCAAGGCCGCCATACATTGGTGTGGCCAAAAAGATATGCGGATTGTCCATTACTTCCCCCAAGTTTCGTCCAGTTCCATCTTCTTTTCGATGTAGTTCATTATCTTTGCGTGTCGTGTTTCCCAATATCGAACTTCATCATTTAGATCCTGATACTTCATATACAAGGACCGATGCTCCAAGTCCAATTTGGTCCATTCGTCATGCAGATAGGCATATGCCTCTTTCCATTCGGCCAATTTCCTCCGCGACGGGAGACGATTGACGAATGTCCACCAACGCTTGCGGAGCGCCAACATGGCTACACCAGCAGCGAACCGATACTCATAGTTGCACACGGCCCGGATGGCTTTTAGAGCCATATTCTTCCACCAAAAACTTAGTCGGTCGCGGGTCCAAAGTAAGATACTTTTCGTGTGTTTCGCCGTCCAACCACTCATTGAAGAAACATATTTTATCATGATCCACCCGTTCCGTATAAATCATGTCACCGTCAGGGGCTTCGTAACAGTAGCCCTTGTAGTTATCCCTGTTGTCCATTTCGGTGCGTCGTAAAAAGCCGTAATTCCAATGCCATCCAATGGAAATGAGGCGGTCTTCGGGTCCGATGGCATTCGGTCCATCGTAATATTTGTTTGCGCCCTGATCTGCGGATTTCCCCATGTCCAGCACTCCTTCGTGTTGTCCTGAAAACAAACCCAAAGCAAATCATGCTCGGGGCCATAGTCTATCACAAGTTGGGCCAGAGCCTTACCCTTGGGTGTCTCCACCGGAATGGGAGGGTTCAATTGCAAGATCATTTGGTTTCCCCTTTAACGAATCGCGAGAAATAACAGTCGTTCTTCTCAACCCACTCTGGCGTGATGTTCTTGATCGTATCGCGCCAATAGGTTTCAAAAAGGTGAATAGTGCTTGAGTATTTGATGAGAGCCTCGGTGGCCCTGTTGAGCCTTGGCTCGAAGGCATATGGATAGTGCAGATCAAACGGGCAGAAGTCCTCTGCATCCTGCAAGAGCAAATCCAATATGCGCGTCTCGGCAAGTTCAAGAGGCGCAACCACGCCGCCCTTTGCCCACTCATTCGATGCCAACGCGTCGGGCATGATTTCCAACCATTCGTCAATAAACGGATGATTTTTCGGCGACAGCATCACTGCGTTGCACAATGATTTTCCGCCCGGCTCCATGCCACTCTATGCTGACCCCGCCATATGATCCTTTCATCGGTCGGCGCTCGACCGTCACCATATCCTGAATCTTGCGCCACCATTCATTGTCCACCGGATCGCCATCAATCCAGAACTTCACCTTGTCAGGATTATGGTTCTCAATCGCGGACTTCACGCAGATATAGTTCACATACGAAAGCGGCCGTGTGTTTGGCCATGCCGGGTAAACGTAGTGGATTGTGTTCGGTGTCATCATTCCCCCTCTGGCGGATCGCCCTGCCCATACATCCAAGGCTCTTTACCTTCTGTCTCATTCCAATTCTCATACTTCACCTTCGGGCACTTATAGATGACAGAGCAATTGCTATCGTCCAGATTCATGTAAATCTTGCCAACTTCGTCCCAGTAGGTTTTAGCAATTTTGAATACATTCTCTGCATCAAAAGATCTGCGCGTGTCATGGAATATCATTACGCCATTTCTGCGCAGCAGTGGCCACGTCTTTCGAGCAAAATCCAATCGCAAATCCCAGAAACCATCGACGAAGATCAAATCAAATTCTTGTATCGGATGCTCATCGTATTGAACAAAGATAGGGTCAGTGCATGGTTGGAACCGAGCCAAGTTCTTCTTGGTTCTGTCAATCCATACCTGTGCAGTTTCGACACTGATTAAAAACATTGGTTGGCACTGAGCAAAGATCTGTGTCGATCCACCCGCCCCAAATTCAAGAATGCGTGGACTTCTGTGCCCATACTCTTCAAGCACATCTGCATCTTCTCGGGATAAGTCACCTATAAAGTTCATTTTCTTTCCTTAGTTTTTCGATTTCTTCATTCTGTTCTTTAATTATTGCATTCAATCGTTCTATTTCATCCCAAGGCTTCTGACCATCAGCCATAATCTTGCGGCAGCGCACGACAGCATCGCCAACTTCCCAATCATAATCATAAGCCGAAACCATTGCGCCGAGAGCCAATTGCAATTGCTCAATCTCACGCCATGCTTCCAACTTATCGAAGCAATCAGAGCAACGCAGTCCTTCACGGCAATTGTCACCGCCAACTGGCTTGCCACAGCATCGAGTGAGACGGGTCTTGATGTCCATCACTCACTCTCCTTTTGTTGAAGGGCGGAACGGGCGACCCAATAAAGACAATTGCCTTCGTCCTTTCCGCAATTTGATTTGCATTTGCAGGAAATTATTTCCAACGCCTCCCGCAACCGCTCAATCTCGTCGGCGGCTTCTAAAAATCTTTCTTGCTCAAATACATTGTAAAAGCCATCTGCCTTCATACGCAGCCATTCAACACTAGTCAGTCTGTCCATCACTCACTCTCCTTTTGTTGAAGGGCGGAACGGGCAATCTGTTGACCAAGTTGAACGAACTGTGGCGTCCACCCGTTGGGCGGCGGCATTTTAAAGGCCAAGCGTTCAACTGCTGCGCCTGATTTTCGCAACGCCTCCCGCAACCGCTCAATCTCGGCATCGCGCTCGTCGATATCGTCGGCGGCCTGATCCATCAGGTCAGAGACCAACTTATCGCTGTCAAACCAGTTCCGGTATTTGTCTGAGTGTTTCATATCAATCTCAATCATTTGTTTGAATGGTGGGCGGCGGATTCTCACTAACCGCCCACCTGTCCCGGCGAGGACAATACACATCCTACTCCTCGGCAGGATTATGTCAACTTATCGTTTACATTATTGGAACTTCTTCCTCATGTTCATGACCTTCCTTCCATAATCGGAACAGTGCGGCTTGGCGTATATTCCGGTGTTGTAAAGGGTGATCCCGCTGCACCCGTAACCGCCCTTCTCAAGGGCCAACTTCAAATACCGGACACCAGCCTCGATTTCATCCTCACAGGATCTGAACGGGAATTGGATACCTACTTCTCGGGCGGCTCCCCTTTGGACCTGCATCAGTCCCTGTGAGCCACCGTTCTTTACTCCGCACCTTTTGGTGCTTTCGACCATCGCCACGGCATGGACGATGTCCGCCGGAATGTTGTGTCTCCGGGCCGCCTCGTCCAACATCGCATCTACCCCCGGTGATGCAGCCGCTGGCAGGACGGCCAAGGCCATACAAAGGCCCCATGTGAATCTACTCATTGCTCCTCTTTCTGTCTGGCCTGTTCGAGCGCTGTCAGAACGGCTTCCTTTTGCTCAATCGTCATGTCGGCAGGGTCGAGAACGAGAACCTTGCGCTCCGTGACTTCTTTCGCGGCCTTAGGATCGTATGGAAGGCCCCGCTGGTCAACATAGTCGGCCTTGAAGCGGCTCGACACGATCTTGTTCCAAAGCCCAAACTGGAACTGCTTGGAATGCAGCGATGCCTGACCGACGGTTTCCCACCAATATTGCGCAGCTTCTCGTGCGCGCGTGAGAGCGTCAGAAAATTCCGGTTTTTCGCGTCCCCAAGCATAAAGTGTTTCATGTGAAACATCGAAGAGGACGGCGATCTGCCTGATGCTGTATCCCCTCTTGCCGAGCCATATGGCCCAGTCACATAGGAGAGGATGATACTTGGTTGGTCTTCCTACCCTCTCTATAAGCATGTTGATTTTGTATTCTGCCTCATAGGCTTGCATGAGGGCTTCGACTGTTGCCTCGTCTGTTACAGGCATTCCCAGTTCATAAAGTCTTTCGAGGGTTTTGGCTCGCCACTTTTCTCTGGCGGCTTTCTTAGCCCGCTTGGTTTCCTCGTCCTCTTCATCATCTTCGGTCTTTGCCGCTTCGACTTGAGGAGCCACTTTTTCAGGCTTTCGCTTCCTTTTCTTACCACCGGATGGGTTCGAAGCCTCAACCTTCTCGTCCTTTTCTTTAGCCATATCAATCACCGTAACTGTTTGAATTGTATTAGTTTTTTGTCTTTTCGTCAACGTCTTGAAGCCACTCGGCAGCCTCAAGTTGCTCCTCCAATGTAGACTGATCCGTCATGGCCATAAAGGCCACCACCAACATTAGACCAATCGGCACGGCAAACAGCAACAAGCCTATGGCCCAATAGAACGTCATCATCAAAGATGCCCACTGTTCAGCCTGATCTTCAGCACGTCATTCCAGTCCGCGCTCTCAATCGGAGGAATCCTGACTTCGGCCCTCTTTTTGAACTGCGTCACTAACTTGTTGGCGATGGAATATGCAGCCG